ACTCATTTTCTGCATTTGCTACAACTCTAGCATCAGGTCTTCCATTATTCTTTGTAGAATCTATGATTCTGTCACCAAAACCATCACCATCAGTATCTCTTAGATTATCATATCCAGGGAATGGAACATATGCTTGATCAACATCTTCAGAATCATTCCTGAATAACTGATAAAGAACTCTAAAGTCTGCACTTGTATGCCTATATGCACCAACAACAACCTTCAATGAAGATGATGGATTCTTAAGATCCACTCTCTTAGTTACATATACTCCAGTATGAGGATCCTCAGAAACTGAGTTAGATGCACCATTAGATGCATAATCATTAACTGGTTTATTCAACCTATTTCTACCCAAAATTACAATAGCATTATCCAAATCAACAACAGGCGAAACATGAGAACTATTAGATGTCAAATCTAAACTCAATGTGAATGATTTATTCATAGGCATTGCTGTCAATTTAGCAACCTCATTAACTTTAGATGCAATTATTCTAGGTGAAGATAATCTAGTTGTATCGTTAATTTCAACAGATTCATATCCTTTATCAATAAAGGAAGATTCATTTCCACCAGCACTAGTTCCAGAAACAGTTCTAATTTTTCCTGTAATAGTTGTTCCATCTCCAGGAGTTATAACATTAATTCTTGGATGAATTGTATTAAACTGAATATTCTTAGTACTATAAAGATTTTGTCCACCTAAAGAATTTTCATTGTTGAAATTCAATAAATCATCTCCATCTCTCTTAGTATCTTCAGAAACCCTATCGAACGCTAGATAATACTTATCTAGATCTTTTGGATTATCCAATATACTAGTAGTAGAATGAGTCTTATTGATTCTTCTCAAATTAACACCATTTAAGGTATAAGGTTGAATTTGAGTACCATTGATATGTTTTCTAGAAGTACTTGAATCAATTCCTCTAGTTCCTATACCAATTGTTCCAGCTCCACTAGCACCTGCAGTAATTGCATCGTAGTATATAATCTCATTATTAATCTTAGCATAACCACTACTTACAAATTTATTTTCAAATTTACCAAATATACTGGTATTTGCTACTGAAATTGTTCCTGTTGAATTATCAATATTAGCAACTATACCAGTAGCAACTTTAAATTCTTCATTTCTGAATAATATTTCGATATTATCTCCAACTTTTAAACTTGATTTATCAATATCTCTTGTAAATAAGATAACATTAGATCCAGATATATTTTCAATTAAAAATCGAGAAGATGTATTATAAATCCAAGAATTTGCAAATATTTCTTTTCTTGTTTTATTTGATGATGGGTTAAGTATTTTTTCACCAACATTCCTTACACTTATTTTTTCACCTTCTGTTAAAAGTCGAATATCAGATGTTGGAACAAATTTAGATAACACACCAGTTAATCTTAATTCAACTTTTTTAGTTAAATCTCCTCCTTCATACCCATAGTAAAATTCATCTGATCTAACATCATCAGTTGTAGATATTATTCCAACTATATTTTCACATTCAAAGAATTGATTAACAGATTTACTATTATAATAGATGTTTGTACTCATTCCAGATACTAATGTACCTGTAGCACCAAAACCAACAGTCGAATCAACTGTTATAACAGATGAACCTATTGCAACATCACCTATTACCTTTGTTTTACCAGGAATATTAAATGTTCCTTCAATTAAATCAACTTCATTAAATCCAACAAATAAACCAATCTTATAATATACTTTTCCCTTTCTTGTAATTGGTTCAACTTCTGATATAGAAGCTCTAGTAGCACTATCAGTTGATTTTACAATTGTTTGACCAACTAAATTTGCTGGATTTCCTGAAATAGTTTCTGCTAAAACAATTTCTCTTCTAATGTACTCAGCTGAAGATGGTTTAATTAAATAATTCTCTAAATCAACAATTGTAGGTGTTTCATTATATAAAACGTTGAATAATATTCTAAATGACTCTTCTGTACCTTTTGATTGATATAATGATTTTGAATTTTTAATAAAATTACTTACATCTAGGTTATTAACAAAATTTACGTTTTCTAAACCAGGTGTGAGTAATTTTTTTGTCTTTTTATAGAATTCTTTTAAAAATAGAGCACTTAAATTAACAACAGTTGCATCATTATCATGATTAATTGCAGATGAATCAGTAAATACTAATTCAGATGGAGAATTTTCTGCATGATAAGTTGTAATACCACTAAAACCACGAATACAACCTGTAAAACTATTAGTTGTAATTCCAGTGTATGTTACAACTTCATTTTCAATTCTAAAAAGACCATATTCTTTCGGAAAACCCTTGGTACTACTAACATTTACAATAGTAGCAGTTGTTGTTATACCACTAGTTAACTTAGTTTCACCAACAACAACTTCAGGTGTTAAATTATCTAATTTTATGTACTGATCTAAATTATCAGTTAGGTCAATAGGACCTCCCTGATATTCCTGAGAAATATAATATTGTTTTAAAAAATCTACAGACTTTGGACTTTCAGATAATAAAAACTCTGGTATCTGGTTTTCAATTATCTGTTGGACTTTGACTCTTTTATCAATTCCAGTGGTTATCATATTATCCTCTTACCAACACTCCATTTGCATAACTTGATGTAACCTTATAACCGACACCTGATATCTGCTCACCAGAAGTAATTGTGTCTTTAACCATATTTATAGAGCTATCACCAACAGCAAAACTTAAATACAAATCTTTTAATCCAATAATATCATTTGATTCGGGGAATGCTTGTATTTCAATAATATTATTTGTCCTTTGTGTTGAAGTTATGTTTATGGTTGATATAATAACTTCACCATGAGTATAATCAACAATTCCAGCAGAAGCAACAACTAATTGATTTTGAGATAATTCAGTATCTCCTTTAACAACTGCTAAAACACCTTTTCCACTTCCATCTAAAGTACCATCACTATTTTTATTTGGTATATCAGTAAAATATACCATATCAGTTTGTCCTTGAATTGTAAATCCAGTGCTTTTTATGTTTTTACCTTCTGGATTAATATGGAATCTATTTCCATAACATAATTCATATTGGGCAAATTGATTTGTTAATGCTTTAAGATTTCTTCTAACTATAACTCTTGTAATGTTTGATGTTATTGCATCATCTATATTATCAATTACATTTAAAATTTTACTATATTTAAATCTACCACCAAATTTATTAATATCAGTTGATGATCCATATGTCAATAGTCCATTTGTAATCTTTGTTTTCAATTCAGAGACAGTTGTAACTTTAGATGGATCATAGTAAACAAAAGACTCTAATTCAACATATAGTAATTTAAGATCAAGTATCTTTTGATTAATTCCTGCAAGAGCATAACCTTTCAAATTAGATAAAATTGATTGTTTATCAAAGTCAGATACAAATTCACCATTCTTAGGTTTAATTGTAATAAAAACTGTTCCAAATTCTGGTGGATCTAGTTCTTCACCACCTACTACTGAAACTGATTCGGTATTTGTATATATTTGTTGTATTATTGACTCATAATCTCTTGCTGTAACTGCTCTGTACTGTGATGAATACAATCTAGGTGCAAAATACTTAATCGAGTCAATTGACTCAATACTACCCCCATTAGCTGCCGCTGAGACAGTTGTAATAGTTGGTGTAGTTGATGGTAATGAAATTTGATTTGTAGATGATACAACACTACCTGCATAGGTAAATGATGCAGGACCATTACCTTCGACACCATCTGTGACAATGTAAGAAACTGTGATTATAGCATCATTTTCTAATTTTTTACCAAATACACCATCACCAAAAAGAAGTTCATACCTTTCATCTGTAGTCTCTTGTATTAAATATGTCTCTGATATGTCTGTTATGTTTAATATATTATCTACTTTACGATATTCTCTTCCTAAACCTGTATCGGAAGCACCTTTTACATAAACTTTAATTGTAGAAGTATCAATAAATGAGTTTTCAAGTATAAATCTTTGATCAAGTGAACCATCAACTGTAAAACTCTTTGATAAGTATGTTCCTTGATAAATTACGATATCATTAAATGATCCAGTGCTACTTACTATATTACCATTTGAATCAGAAGTTTGAGTTGTGACTGTTGTAATAGTTTCTGGAACAGAAAATACATACGAAGTATCATTTGATGAACCTACACACACTAAACCTGCTTGTAGAGTAAGTGTCGGTGTATTTGCAGCAGTTGTGACATCAAAAGATATTGTTGCTTGTGCAGCAGATCTTGATCTTGGTACATATCCAATGTTTCTTGCAAGAGAAACTACATTTTCACGTACAGTTGCAGAGTCTAAGAAAGACTCATTCACAATCATATTAGAGTTAAATGCTGTAATGTAGGTATTATATGCTAACGTATCGATTAAAACTGAGAAATTAGATCCTTCAAAGTCAAAATCAGTAAAATCTGAGTTTGCACGGATATAATCCTTGATTGAAGTCTTGATTTGGTCAAAATCGAGGTTTGTAAACTTAGTAAAGGGCATTTATCTTGTTGCTTCGAGCATGAATGTGAATTCTTGAGTAGGAATTTCTTGTCCAACAATATTAAAGAACACTGTAACCTCAAATTCGTTCAAATCTGGTCTTGGATCAACTTCAACTGTTACATTATCTATTCTAGGTTCAAAATTTTCAAGTGTAATTTCAATTTGGTTCTGTATAACAGACGCAGTACCAAAATCTACAAAGTCAAATAG